CGATTGCCGCATCATTTCCACCCGACACAGTAGATAATCCAATATCTTCCTCAAATTCTGTTCCAGTGGCTCCATCTTGTCCTAAAATAATATCTGTTTGATTACCGAAACTGGATTTAAAAATTTCCGAACTATTAAATGGGTGAACACACAGATCGTGCGCGATCTGAAATAAGAGACCGCCATCACCTTTAAATTTTGATACATCTTCAACATAAGAAATTTCAATTTTTTCACCAACCATAGGTTGTGACTGAGTATTAAATACAAGACCTCCAAAATCTCCGTACTTAGAATTATATTCTACAGATCCACGTCCAGCAACCAAGGAACCTTCTGTGTATAAATTTTCTACGAATGCTTCATCTTCTGTCGCAGCGACAGCGCCGGCTTGAGAACCAACTCCGCCTGTGCCAGTATTAGAAATATTTACAGCTTGAGCTAATGAACCTCTTTCTAGATGTATTCTAACTTCGCCCATTCTTATGTCCCAATCCCACGTTTTATCTTTAAAATCGGGTAATGATCTCAATACATAAACAGAACTTCCTGCTATGGCGTTGTGAACTTCGTATTGTTGCCTGTGAGGCACTTGTATAACGTCATTTCTCTGAATGCTAAATCCGCTTGCAATAGACATTAAGGTCTCCTATCTGGTTTTTCTTTATATTTATAAAAAATATTTTGTTGATTTTGGTTTTGCGATTAAGGAGTATATTCAACTCCTATCGCATCGTTTACATCTAATATTACATCGCTATTATGAATATTTTGACCATTGACTAATGCCATAATTCTCATACCATTGCCAAATGCAGCTGTTGATCTCATACCCTGATATCTACGTTTGTCTGTGTTTATTCCATCATATTTGTAAGTTGTCATAGGAATATTGCTGGATTCAGCGACCACCTCGGCAGATGAGAAACAAATCAAGTCCATTTCTTCTTTTGGATACATAAATCTTTGTGTCGTTAGTCCGGTCGGAAATGTTATAACGAATCTGTTTTCGTCTGTGATCGACAATTGTTCGAGTGGATTGATAACTGCATTGCTGTCAACTTGGTGTCGCGTGGCAAATTTATGAACATCTGTAGGTTTCAAAATATCAAATTCTCTCGCAACAAATCTCCAAATATTTTTTGCAGTGTATTCATCCGCGAGATAATCTTCTCTATCATATGGACTCAATATATAAAATGTTTTGCTGTTGTCTAAATTTGATAAGTTGTATGTATTACCTCTTTCATCATAAACTGTATTAACCACCGTTTCTGCATTCTGTAAATTTGCTGCATCTTGAGAAAAATAAACACCCGCATCCCTAGAATACATTGAATCTCTAGAACAAGAATACATGGTATGTACTGGAAACTTAGAACCTTCATCAACTCTCGGTATTCCAGTTTCGTTATTTACAGTTCTTTGAACTGCGAGCCACGCATAATCATCTGCTTGATCTGAAGAGGCATCATCATGAATATACAAAAATATTCCTCTTTCTGTCATTGTCAGTCTATATGAAAATGGATATGTGCCCTGCAATGATGGTTCTGTTTTTGGAAATCTTTTAAACCAACCAGATCCCTTTTTCTTATTTCTAAATCTAAGAGATCGATTGTTAATATATTTTTTATATCCTGATGTTGAAGTTGGCGCAGTAGCAGTTCCCCATAAGGCAGAATTAGCAGGATCGAGAGTGGTAGTAGGAACATATACTGTTAATAATGGAAATTCGGAAAATGTTTTTGCAGTCGATGTGCCCACTCCTGAAGTGGTACTACCACCACTAACATATTGTTGAGCAACAGTCCAACCACTACCGTTTAATGGTATGGTACAATTCGAATTCATATAAACAGAAAATTCGTTCGTACTCCCCGAAACTGGTTTTGCATAATAAGTGTTTCCGTTTAATGGATTTATACTCGGCGAAATACTAGAAAACGCTATTGGTTGTCCCTGTGTATAACCATGTGGCGAACTTGTCGTTACTACTACAGGATTTGTGTTAGAGACACCAGATATTGATATAGCTGTTCCAGTATTTGCGATTGCTCCATCATATTGATTTGCTGCATATTGATCTAAAAACACTGGATAATAAAATAGTTGACTTGGGTCTCCGCCGATCAAAGTACCCTCTACATAATAAGGCCCTGTATTAGAAGGGTCGGACAACACCGTAACATCCTCGTATGTTAAATCTACACATTCGCCAGGAAATCTTAAAATAGATGTATCGACTGTCGATCCATTTTCTAGGGTGATTATTCCATTTGATTCTGATTGTGGAGATGAAATATCACCAGAAGCTAATAGTTGATTTGAACATCCCACATTGACTTTGAACCATCCATACATAGGATTTGGAATACCTATTTGATCTTCCCATCCAGAAGTGTTTGGAAACCCAGAATTGGGCAAAATAAAGGCCTCTGGTCTATATACACTATCGGGATAGTATGAATTTGGTTTAAATGTTTGTTCGTTTATTTGATTGCCGCCGGCGTAATGATAATATCCCAAAGAATCCATTCTTAAATTTAATTGATATAATTCATCTGCAAATTCTCTGTCGCCAGTAGCTGTTGAAAAATTATGAAAAAGTCGAGGCCTCAAATCCAATTCAAATCGTATTCTGTAATTTTGATCTAATCCTCTAGAAACTGTGCCGTTATTAGGCAAACTCTCGGTAGTTGTCTGGAATAACATTACATGTTGAGAAGGCGCTGATGGAGTTGATTGACTGTAGTTTGCAGAACCAGCATAATTTCCAGTAGATGATGCACTAGTGAGTCCAATTTCTTGAAAAAATTGTTTAGTTATGGGTGTCCCTAAATTATCGACTATTTCATTGCCAGCGTCTGGAGAACCATTAAACATTCCCCATTGGGTTTGCATGTCTATAGCTAACGCCATCATCATACCGCCGGTAACAACTTCGTTTCCATCTATAGAAGCTGTTCCATCAATTTTGGTAAATCCAGTTCTGAGTCTACTCATTCCATAATTAGAGAATGTAGAAAGATTTGTTATTTGCCTTTGAGCCATTTGCACCGATTCCTAATATTTTTAGTTTTCATTTATTTATATGATATTTTTTTGTTAAATTCTATTTCGTCTTGAATAAATTCTTTGTCCTTATATTTATTCTCAATATCATATACGAAAGTTTTTGTATTGTTCTCGGCCAACTCAAAATTGTGATATTTGACATATCTTTTCTGTAATGCTTCTGTACCCGTCACGGTATACACAAGTTTGCATTCATTGTCAATGGCTAATTTACATAATTCATCTATACAAATTTTTAACGCCTTGTGTGAATCCCTATCTGATATATTTTTGTCTCGTACCACCCATTCCATAAAACCGAATGCAGTTCCTTGTCCAATATACAAACCCCCACCGCAAATCGGTTTATCTTCTTTTTCTATCATTATTCCTAATGGTGGCAAACACTCTATTGGCACAATTCCAAAATCCCATTGTTGCCACCATTTTGTTAAAAATTCATAATCTGTTTTCAAATTCCATTTTCTAAAATTCACTTGTTTATAATCTCCATTGTTTTTTGTTTTGATATAGGGTCTTGATCCTGCCAGTCATTAAAATATTCATCTCCGACTAACTGCAATTTTTCTTTTTCGTGTATTTCAAAATAATCGGTAAAAGTAATTCCTTCAATTTCAAGTCTACGATTTTCCGTACCGAAATTGTATGTAGTCACAACTTCATCAGAAATAAAGTTGCTATCGGCAGAATCTTTCACTTGAATCCATTTACCATTTTCTAAAACCAAATGAGATCCCGAAACTTTGATACCATGATAATCGTGCAAATCATCACAGATAAATTTACCACAAGCAAATATCCGGCCGCCGATTTTGACACTTTCGCCTAGATCAATAGTTTCTATGGCCTTTTTTGTCCCATCTTCCATTGTCACCATTGTGCCTGCAAGGAAACATAAATTAATATCCCACCACTTATCTTTTTTCTTCACCCATGTATGTGCTACAGATGTTCCAGTGCCGGTGGTGTCTGTGCCCCTATAACCACAACTAAAATAAGTAGTACTCTGTGCGGTAGTTCCATAAGTACTGTATGCCAGACCCTCCCAATTATCTTTAATCCAATATATTCCTCTAGTATCTGTTCCATCGGACGTGTCGATGGTTGCAAACTTCGTTCCAAATAATGCTGGAAAATTTGCAGAGGTTAGGTTTTTACCATTAATGGTCCAATTAGTATTATAAGGCCCCAGCACACGACCATTGCCCCATTTATAATTAACTCGATGGGCAAGGGGGTGGTTTCGTATGCCGGAAGCGTCCGAATTGGATTTATCAATTTTAACAGCGGGGGGATTATTTCCGCTTAAGTAAAACCCACCCATTCCTGTATATGTAACTGCCATATCAGCACTTGCGAATGAGTTCATTCCACCGCTTTCGTCGAGTTGCATTTGACCTCTATTTCTCACATACGATGCAAGCCTATTAGCTGCAGATTTATTTCTTCCTGTGCCATCTAAATGCTGTGGTTTTAATACATATCTTTCCTGAGAGGCCATGGTGAATTCTACAACACTTTGACTTTTGCTTAATGTAAATGAAGAGGGCCCGCCACCTCTATTTGTTGGAACAGCTGTAGACGCAACTTTTGTAAATGTAGCTGTGTTGCTATAACTTCCACGATGAGTCAACTCGAATTTGACATTGCAGGTCGAAGTAAACCAATTATCAATATTTTCAAAATCAGTTACTTCTCTAGGTATATAGTTACCCGATACCTGTTCAACAGTGAGCGAAGTATCTGGATTATTATATAATCCTTCTAAAGCAGGGCTATTTAAAAATATTTTTCTTCCTAATACTTCTACCTTTACTGATTTTTTCCCCACATGACAAAATCTGGTTTTCATTGGCACATCGCCATTTTTTCCAATTCTAGCACTAAATCTTAACCGATACATTTTTGGATTATTTACATCATCCGATCCCATTACATCTACACTTCTAGCAGAAGTCATCGATCCTTGAAAAGTTGTTACTCCGCGAACTGAAACATTTTTTGCATAGGAAGATGCCAAAATATCGCCAAATTCATCTTCTAATATCCAGCCTGGGTGGGTCACTTTTGAATGAGAATGTCCATAAGATCCTATTACCTGAACGACACCATCTCCGCCATAACCAGATTCGGAAATTCGTGAGCTCGTACTACCTTTAAATCCATCAATTCCGTATTCGACTGTCTCTGGGTCAAAATCGTTGAATTGATTTTCGCTACTTCTTCCACCAGCACCAACAGAAATATTTATGATATCCCCACCGTTTACTTCAAAGTCTCCGAAATATCCAGTAACACCAGCTTGTCCTGCTTCAGTGCCTGTATATCCGCTTTCATCTGATCCGCGGCCGCCGTGCTGACCAGCTGCGCCACCAACGCCAAAGGATGTAACAGGCACTTGAGTTATCGCAGTTTGACGTTCACCAGCATATGTGTATTCAATGCCCGGTGCGCCTCCTGTGCCAAACAAAGAATCTTCGCCGAGTCCAGACTCACGGTTGACCGCATGACCACGATTATCTACATATGATACTTTGTGTAAAATGTTAATAGGAAAATTGTTTCGACCAAAAGAAATACTACCGTTAGCAGGAACCATTGTGTTTGATACGATATATTCTGATGGTGTATCAGCTGATTTATTTTCGTACGAAGTTGCAAATCCGCCGACTACAATTGGATTTTCTGTTGTAGCTATTGTTTGATCGTATAAATTGCCTGTTTTAACGACTCCACCTACTTCAGAGACATCGCCGCCGCCGGCACCACCTCTTAATTCTATAGATGCGTTTTCCATCCAAATAGAAGAATCTCTACCATCATAACCGCGTTCAACAATACCTTTGGTTTTTTTATTTTTTAATTCATCGCCGGATACAATAGTTTTTTGAACACTACCAGAACCACCACCAGAAGATATTACAATTCTAAGTCTTTTAAATTTTTTGGGTACGATCATTTGCCACTGGCCAGGCGCAAAGCTTGTTGTAGGTAATCCCATTGCCGCAGCAACAGAAGACGTATTTTCTAAGATTCTTTCGTATCTAAGATCTTCTCCCAGTTCACTACCAATTTCAAATTTCAATGCAGGAATTGTTATTGTTGCAGATTTGTTAAAAACTGGTATTACCATTGAAGCTTCAGTATCATCTCTTCCTACATATTCATTTGTTGAATCTTGTACTTGATCCCAGTTATCTACGCCTTGACCGAAAAGATGGAATGAATCTGTGCAAAGTTCTGGAATTGGCCAAAAATATTCGGATTGCAGTCCTGTTCCATGAAAATCTGACCACTTTATTTCTCGAGGAGTGCCAGATCTATACAGTGGAATGGATGTATTACTCACGAAATCTTTTACATTTCCATTTGGATGCGCCCTATAATATTCGCTTATTGAGTGAGGCGAACTATTAGTAGATGGATTAAAATTTACAACGATTTCAGATACGGATATTTTTCCTGATTTTGGTATTGACATGTTTTGATACTCTTTTTTATCTATTTATCCGACAGAACCGATGTATGCTACAATATCTCCGGTACAAGTAATGCGTCTTGCAGTGCCTGCGGCTCCTTGTACTTGTAAATCTCCATTATTTATATCAAGTCCGTTACTCATACTGTCGCCATCGGCTTTATTTCTCCTGACAAATCCACCATTATTAGTATAATCATCGTACATGGGTTTTAGCCAACCATATATAACATTTATTGCATCAATAATAGTTGTGCCTTCCAATCCAGTAGTTAAGTCTGCTACAGTACCCACATCTTCTATTTTGGTTCTAAGATCAATTTGTGATTGTAATGCATTGAGTTTTATTTGAAGATCGCTATCTATTTTTTGATTCAACAACAAAATATTATCATCTAACAACTTGATATTATTTCTTACATTGGTTTCGACTGCATAAGTGTTTCTAGGATCTATAGCCGAAATACCTTGTGGGCTATCAGTACCTAATGTTGTAATAATATTGGTGATTTTTTGTAAATTTTGTTCTGCTGCGGTTGTGTTTGTAATTCTGCCATCTGTATTAGTTTTGATTCTATTGTCAAGGATAACCAAATTCTTTTTGATATTTGCATATCCGTTTGTTTCTACTGACAAATAGTTTATTGTACTATCTGACCAATTAAATTTAGCGTCTGCCTGCACACCTACTGTGTCGATGAGAGTGTCTAGTAAGTCTGCCTTTGACTTGACTGCAATATCTAATGTAGTGACTGCGTTCCATAGTGAGGTGGACGCCCCTACATAAGACGATCCCGTCATTAAAGGAAATGTACCATTAGTATTGATTCCAATAGCTACTTGACTTATATCTAATTCCGATTGAATTGCAAGATCTGCAGCTATTCTATCAATAACTTCTTTGTCTATTTGCGAGTCAGTATTTGTTTTTTGCCAACTATAATTGTTATTGATTGCTGACACCAAATCTACAGCACTAATATCTGACTCTAGAAGTGTTAAATTACCAATTGATTGCGTATTTGTATCGGTGTTATTATCTACTTCATTTATTGCATTTACGATAGAAAATTTATCATCTGTGCTAAGAAGTCCCAGATCACCTATATTTTCTTTTCCGGCCTCTGTATGGACGATCATAGAATTGGTTTTTTTGCGCCATTCTTCGAATGTATCCGTAGTTAAAACGGGTTCCAGTTTTGGATATGTTACGGCCATTTTATTTTTTCTCCAATATCTTTATTAAAAGTTCTTTTATTTCCGACATCTCGTTTTGCAAATCTCTGATATCTTCTTTTGTTTGTCTTTGTGTATTAATTTTTTTCATATATTGTCTATATGATTTTACATCGGTATTGATAATTGCATTTGTAGAACTATCTCTTACAAAATCGTTGTGGTCTTCTACTTTTATTCTTTCTTTTTTCATGTCTTAACTCGCCAATGCAATTATTCTTAGGTCTTTTACCCTTGGCACAATTGCCGAATTTTCAGTTGTCATTACAATTTTTACCGAAACCGAAGTAAATTCTGGTAAATTTTGCAAATCGAATTCAAACTCTTTAAAATCTTCAGGACCAAATGATTCTGTTTCATAAGCTTCTGGTCTTTCCATTAACACCCAAGGTCTATCCACAAATACCTGCTCTTCCGATGTTTTGATTCTATAATAAAAATCAACATCACATGGAGACTGTCTGCATACTGTAGCAATAGTTTTCAAAGAACTCGAACCCTGATCCAATGTAACTTCTTTTGTTATATATTTAGTTGCAATCGAACCGCCTGTGGGTTCGGTTTCTGCGACAAATCCCGTATTAACATAACCTCTTTGTCCGACAGTAGTATTGGATGGACTATTTGTTTTGTTTGATACAAGAATTGCACTCATTCTCTGCGTATCGACAACAGGTGAAATATTAGCCATTGTGGAAGTTAGATTTAATTTTATAACCAAAGATTTTTTATCAAGCGCAGTACCCGAAGTGTTAAAAATTCTTTCGTTTGTATTTGTTGCCATCATCTTGGGCGAAGAAAATTCGATATTTTGATTGGGAACAAAATAGTTATAATTCTGATCTTTAATTCCTGGCACTCTATTTGAATCTTGAGATGTACCAGACAATCCCCGAACTTGCGCCGCAATATCAGTATTTGGTAATTCTATTGTTTGTATGATTGGTTTTATCAAATCATACTTGAAATTACTTTTAAACCTCGGCGAAGAAGTTGTATTACTTTTTGGAGTATATGTGTTTGTCACTGTCGGCAATTCTGCAGCAGAGTAAGCAATACTTTCTGTGGTAGATCCTTGAGCATAAAAATTGTTTCTCATATCAATAGTGAACGTATTATAAGTTGTTCTAGTAACTAGGTGGTCCCCATTAAAAGATTCTGATGGAAATACATCATATGTTCCGTGAAAGTCAGATAGAGTTACATAATTATATCCCTGACCAGCCCATCGATCAGTCGGCACAAATCCAGAAGAGTCATTAATATCAAATGTAATTTCTGATGAATTTTCAGTTATTTTCATACTCTGTGGGCCAAATTCTTTAGTCCAAAGATCGTTATTATTATCATCATATTCTGAATTTTCTAAAATCACTTCTCCCCGAGCAGATGTATCAAATACAGCACGATTTACTCTGAATTTCAAATCTTCCATTTGATCTGCTGTCCAAGTAGAAGCATTTTGAGACTTAAAGAAAACTCCAGCATGTGGTTGGGCAGAAATTATTCCACTACCATCTACGGCTTCTTGGCCCATTCTTGAAATATGACATCTATATCCTTGGGTATCGGCAAGTATCACAATACAATATTCTGTCTCATCTGCACAATATATCGGCGAAGGAAACTCAAATTGTGTCGGTTCCGTACCCAATTCAGACACAACAACATCTTTCGGATATACAACTTTTTCTCCTAAGATCTTTGGGCCAGGATATCCATTTACAGTGTGACGAATTTGACATGTAACTGGTTTGAAATCATCCTTGGTGGAAAAGAATAGATCGACAGAAGTAATGAATATACCCCCATCCATATCAACCATAATAGTTTGTGCCAGTGGGTCGTACCAACCGCCACGCATCTCTATAAATGTGTTTGGATTCATTCTCTCTTCGGCAGGCTCTGTCTCGGAGACATCGTTTACTGAAAATTCTGGCACTCTTGTCAAAACAATTTGATCAGCAACAGTTTCAATAATACCTGTAGCGGAATATGTCGTTTGACATTCTGTATCCGCATCGGCTGCATTATTTACCTGATCCGACATTCTAAATATTCTTTCGCCAGTTTTGAACTTTAAATTATCACTGTTTGGAATAGAGAATATTCCAGAAATAAATCCAGCTTCGTCTGTAGTTAAACTAGAATTTGCAGCAACCAAGTTGTCACCCGTAGGTAATGTTCCTACTCGTTTTTCTGAAAATCCTGTAGGACTATCTGGATCGGGCCAACTAACAGTCATTTGTTCGCCTGCGGAAAATGTGCTCGCTGGGCCCAACGATCCGCTCTGATGATCTGGTCCCACATGCAGTTTGATAGATGTTTCACTTATCCAATCAATATCATACAAATTAACTTGATGTTCACTATTATCTCCTTTAAGGATAATTTTTCCCCTGTTGTCGATAATAGTATTTCTGTTGTTCTTAAACCATTCAGAAATTACCTCATTTGTATCTGTAAATATAAATTTTCTAGTACTTTCACAAAACTCTGAAACTGCTACTCCATCAAAAAACGCATATAATTTAGTATTCGGTTTCATTCTCTCAGCAGAAAAATAAACATTTCTTGAACGAATATAAGGAATCACTTCAGTTTTCAGAGTTTTGGTGCCATAACTTTCTCTTTTATCTAAAGGAGCAACGGTTGTCCGTTGTCCTGTGCGAGTTTTTGTGCCCACTCTTTTTTGCTGAACCGTAACATTCCAAGTTCTTGGCACTCCGCGATTGCCGTGAAGCGCTGGTCTTGCCCATTTGTAGTCGTAATTCTGGCGCCAAGATCTTTTTGTAGAACTTCTCCCTGTCTCTTCGATACCTGTCCAGTTCTTTTCCCATTCTCCCCATTCTGTTCCCATAACTCCATCAGCAGGCAATAAATGTTCAAAGACTTCATATTCGCCTCTTTTATCTGTTACAATATCCGGCGCTGTGATCGTATCTTTCCAATCATCGGTTGCGGGGAAAATATTTAAAAATCCTCTAAAAGAGAAAATTGCAAAAGGATTGACATTGATTGTTTTAGAAGATTTCTCTTGGGCCATAATCTGTTCACTGGTATACGGCAAATAAACTTTTTGTTCTTTGATAGCATATCCACTTGATTCTAGTGGATTGATAGAAAGATTTACATTTTTTGATGTATGGAAAGGACGCAATTCTCCTTTGTCACTATCAATTGCCACTCTATAATCTGGATTTGCTGTTGCGCCGACACTATGATTTTGAAACTGATCTACAATAAATCCATTTTTAAATCTATCATTTCCATCCGCATCTGTAACTGTCATATCTAAGGTATCTTTTTCTAACAAGTTTAAACTTGTATAATATTCTAAAGTAGATATTCTTTTATCTAATTTTCCTATATCTCTCATAGTATATCGTCTATTATCCATCATAGAAACTGATATAGCTTGTGGGCCGACTGTATATGGTTCTGTAGACAATTCATATATAACCATACCATCTGTAGGATCTATCGGCATCACAGGATCTATTGAAGGACTTCCATATTTTAATAAGAATTTACCCTTTGGTGTCACATAAAGTTTGTCATTTCTGCCGAGATATGCCTGAAGGTCTGCACTAATAGCACTACCTGTTCTTGGATAATCCCTTGTCGTATTGTTTACAACACCTTTAACATTTGGCCAACCACCGCCAACTAATCCACTAGAACCATCGAGTTGTGACCACTCTAAAGCAGGCCTAAAGTCTAAAACATCGGATAACCTAAAATTCTCAAAATATCCAATATTATTATAATCACTATATGAATCTACTGAGGCATAATCACCAGTACCATGATTCCAATAAGTATATATTAAAATAGGTCGTCCTTTACATCCCTCGGCCGCTCCGCGAAGATTTACTTTTCCAAGTCCTAAAACATTTAATTTAGATCCATCATTTAAAATATATCTATCGGTAACATCATTTATCTTAACGGGTATATCTGTCTGATTTGGAATTGCGGTCACACCAGAAACAAACATATTCAAAATTTCGCTAGAAAATGGATTTTCTATACCAGCCTTTGTTAGACCAGCTTCAACAAGTTCATATGTCATTGTATTAGTGCCGTTTTGCAAACTTACATCGAATGGACTAGAACCTGTCTGTTCCCAAAACTCATATGCTTTCAGCGCAAATTCAAATTCTGCCTCCGACATTTGATGAATATTTTTCTTATCCGAAGAATCTATTCCGACTCTGTATGCATAATTGTTGACATTACATGTATCATATAGTTTTTTTAATTCTATAACGTCTGAATGGTGTAACTGATATTGATTTATAGACACATCTAATGTAGTACTGGTTCCCAATCCGGTTAATGTAGTGAGTAACTGGCCAGAGGAGGTAGTTCTTTGAGAAGCGATATCGGTATCATATGTATTAGTATTGTTTGTATCATTAGTAGCAACATTAGAATTCCAGTTAATACCTGTTATATTTGCACCCGTCAAAGTTGACAATGTAAATGGCATTAATATTTGAGTATTTTCTGTTTTGATTTTTTCTTTAGATTGAGTTTTTCTAACCGGAACTGAAACATTTAAACTATTTGAACTTGATATAGAGGTGGTAAAAGTAACCTCTTTCAAATCGACCGAGAAGCTGAAAGCCGACTGAACTCCTACTACTCCAGCACTGATAGATGTTCCATTAGCGGGTTGCCATACATTATACAAAGATGTCGTCTGTTCAAAATATTCATCTGCGGCCGCTAAGGTAAGAGTTACCGAACCACCAGCAGTACTAGACTCACCTATAAACTGTTTCATAACAGAATATTGTGTGTCTACTGAGGCAGTTCCGCTAATATCATCTATGCTGCGTACTGTCTGTACCCACCTGCTGCCTGTGTCGATCATACTGCTACCTTTGGACGCAGTTACTACAGATGTACTAAAAAGTCTACCAGAAACGCCCGTATCGGTAATGGTGGTGTCTGTAGCATTGCCACTATTTGCAAATGTTCCCGATGAACTTACACCATTCGCCTCTAATATTATTCTGTTAAGAGAAAAACTATCTCTTGGTAGAATATTAGCATCACCAACTTGACTATTCAGGCCGCCAGCGTTACCAGAATTCAACGGTTTTACCAACAAAAGTCCAGTATATTGATTATAATAATATACTATTCCCCTAATTGCATCGTTATCTTTTTCATACAACATAGTTTTTGTGGAAAATTGACCATTGGTTTGCATTGTAGACATTTTTGTTAATATATTTGAACCGAAATCATACACTTTAGAAGAACCATGAGTTTCCACTGAAGTCAGAGATCTAGCATTTGCCATGGTATATTCAGCACCAGTTCTAGGATTAGTTTCGAATTCCAAATCATACAAATAGACTTTATATATTGCTGATTCTTGGCTAGAAACTGGTGGTCTAAAGTCTGAGGTTGTATAGTTATTTCCCCGTGCGCCGCTACTGGAGTCATCATAATAATGGAATGCCTTAACTTTTGCAGTACCGACAATATCAATGCCATATGTATTTGCACCTAAAACACCATTCGACAAAGTACCAGATTCAAACATATTTGTTGGAATTTCGCCGGCAACTCCATCGACTGTCACTCCTGCAACACTTTGGGAAGTGTTTGCAGAATCAGCTGAAACTGAAATCCATTTCTCCGACGCGCCTGAACCAATATGACAATTAACCAAATTAACACTACTATCAACCTTTGGCAACCCCTTGACATCAGAAACTAGAATATATGGGCCCAGATCTACAGGAATAAATTCATTATTTTCCTTATATACTTCTCTTGATTTGTCATATATAAGGTATTTGCCTTCTTTTGTCAATGCCTTTGATTCTATTTCATATCCTTTTACATATGCCTTACCAGATTCAATACCAATCGCAATTTTATCTCTTACTGCATTTAATAAATTTTCGTGTGTAACGCCGGGATAATATTTTGTCTGAGTCGTATCCAGCACCTGATTTGGATAGTTTCTAATATCCTGCTGTGTAATTTGGTGAGACTGTCCGACACCATCTATAGTCATTCCATAATCATCGGGCATTTTACTTTGAGCCCACCAAATAGCATCAACTTCTTTGTCAAACACAAAATCGGACATATCAAAAACACCATTATTGCTGTTTTCTTTATAATATTCTCTAATATCCAACTTGAAAGGTCTTACAGTATAATCACCAGATTCATCGTAAGTTCTTCTGGCCAATGTTTTCATAAGAATTTCATAATCATCTCTTGCCGCTTCTTTTGCTATAAGACCACCATCAACACTGATTAATTCTACAAAATTTGCAGTGTCTATTACATCAAAAGGTTTCTTTACCAATGTCAATTTTACTTGCAATCTGTCTGCGCCAGGCGCGTTATAGTTTACACTACCCAAAGATGTATCAAGCAGGGAATCGTCATCGTTAGAGGTTATAACAGTTTCGGAAACTTCTAAACCAATTTTCACAGAAGGATTTGGAGTGTACTTACTCAAAACAATACTTTGAGACTGACATTTTACTAATTGTCCACCAATATAATAAACGCCTTCTTCAATAAATCCAATACTACCTCTACCAATAGGATTGGAAACAACAGAATTTGACATAACTTCGCAAGTTAAAGTTGTTCCATCAGTAGATGTTGTTACAAGAGTTTCGCCTTCAACGAATGTAGAAGTCGCGCCTTCGTCGATAGTAATGGTTTCTCCGTTCACTGTAAATGTTGTTTGGCCGGGGACCGTATTCTCAATCAATACTAATCCAGAACCAGTATTTACTTGAGTAGTAGGTACAGGAGCACCATCCAAATATTTCAAATACAATGTGGTTGGTTCATCTCCATCTAATTCATAATCAGTAAAATCTCCATCGCTATTTCCATCTATAATATCTACATGCTTAACGACTAAAGCTTTCAATCCGGTTTTATTGCCTTGTACTACTTTTCCTACAAAATCATTTGCAGATGGCAGAGCGGTTGGAAGCATAACTTTTACATATTGGGCGTTTAGATCAAGTGCCGCTTGGCCAGGAATTACCATTGCACCTTCTTTGAAAAAATGATCGGACAAATTACTAATTTGTTGTTGCAACAAACTCTGCATCTGAGTCAATTCTCTTGCCTGAATTGAATTGCCAGGCTTGAATAGTATTTTTAAATATCCCTTATTAATATCATAATCGTCAAAATAGGGGGTGACATTAAGATTTAAAGTCATATGTTTCTTCTCTCATTAGGTAGTTAAACGGATTAAAATTCAAAGACAACCTTGATATCTTCGATTTGGTCTATAGCGCGGGATACTGGTTGTCTGTTTTCTGTATATAAAACTTTACCAGAACCAGCTTCTACATCAAATGTAGTCTCCCCCGATGTACCCCAAGCATCACTTACCGGCGTTGTATAAGATGGCCCGCGATATGATACATTTGTTGCAGGGATAAGAGATGTTTTTTCAAGTGGATCTGCGACAATTGCAATTTGTCTGAATACGGATGAAGTGTCCGAAACAGGGAACATAACTTTAGTTGTATCAACACCTGCATCATTAGGTCTAGTATGTTGTTCATCATATTCAAGTCGCATAGCTATCATAATATAATACCCACCAAGTTCTTCTATAGCGTCAAACCCATGTCCATTATCAGGACTAATAATCGGTTTTACTTTACATGCATTTACATTCGCCGCGCCGCTACTAAGAGCGGGCAAATGATCTGTGTCTATAACCGCTGAAGTAATAGAGGTATAATTTGTTCCCTTATTGGTAATATTTATACTAGAAATTTTTCCGGAAGAAACAATACCATAGGCCTCAAAACCAGAACCGTTGCCTGTGAGAGTAATTCCTGGCGCAACCATTATATTAGTGCCGACTGCGGCCGGAAGAGCTCCATCAAGAGTAGCGACAACGGTTGTTCCAGTAACTACCCACCCCGTAATTTTTTGTTGTTTTTGATTGTTTACATCTACAACATAATAACCAACATATTGACCGTCCGAACTAGATTCAACACCAGATATTGTGACCAGATTACTCCCACCAAGAGTAAAGTCGTTACGAACAAGATTTACATGATAACCCGACCCGCCGGTTACTGCTCCCGCGACCTCATTGGGTAATATTTTTACTTGGTCTATGTGGCCAGGCGCCGTCAAAGCGGATTGTTGAATTTGCCATTGAATACCTTCGGCAGAAGAGGAATCCAAGGGATCATATTCTATAGTATTAACAGGAATATAGTCTTTAGTTAAAAATTTCAAGGAATCTGACAGAGAAATCGAATACATAAACTTCCATTTATACCCATCAGCCGTAGTTTCTATTTCAGACACAGAAGTAGAAGTGGGTTTAACAGTCGATTGAACTGTAACAGATGTTGCACTATCATCCACAAATCTTTGGTTATTTATGCATTTGTATACATTATATTGATTCGAGCCTTCGGTTATCACATAAGAATTTGGGATAATCTCTTCTGCCAAATCATGTTCATACATTGTATAAACTGTATTTGGTGTCCAGTTAATTCTCGGAATTGCTAGAGTCATGTCAGTTTGTTCAACTTTTTTCATTGCAATTGAACCCTGTTTGACTGCATATCCATATCCAATAGAATCTTCGGGAGTTGGTGGATTTGCATCATTCAACCAAGCGGTGGGTTTGCCAATCGACATATAAAGGTTATTATATACCGACTGTCCTAAATGGGCCCAAGTAACCGCACCATCGATAGGTGTAGATGGAGTTGGCCCAGTTGTTCCTGATTGTCCTGTTCCCAAAGCAATCCAAAGATTTCCATCTTTTACTACTGAATTTCCTTCAGAATAATTTGTTGTTGCCTTCCAAATTGGTGCTGATCTATTAATAGATTGCAAAAATTCCTGAGCATTAAATATTCTCAGTTTATTTGTGATAATAGCTGCCATTGTTTTACCTTTTGCGTATGTAATTTTATATATTTATAATCTTTTTTAGTCGATTGTCGCGGTTTCTAAAATTTGATTTAATTCTTCGACAGTCGAAGGTATATTTGTTGTCGTATATTTTACTAATGTAGATTCGGATGCGAAATTGGTTTTGTCGTTCATAGTGCCTGGCGATATAAATTTTTCGAATGTATTTTCATCAAGTACATCATCATTATAGTCTGAACCCGACTGCAATTTTTCATTAAATTTTGCGCGTTCGACAGATAGATTTGTCGGGCCCATTCTTTTTCTGGTTCCCGATAAAGGATTTTCTTCAGACATAATCAAATAAACAGGGGAAATATTTACGATAGAATCCAAAACTGCCCTATATTTCCTATCAGATTTTGTGACAACATCGGACATAATAGTATTTCTCCATTTATGATCGGTGCCATCGGTAGTAGGAATCCATTCACCATTACCATTAGCTTCAACAGGCAAATTATACCACATATTATAATCTGGATGTCTTACTGCTATATGTGTCAAATTATTTCCTTGTACCAATTTTCTATGAATATTATAAGGCGAACCTACCATTTCCGAAGAAGGACTAAACATTTGTTGTACCAATTCACGCCAAGGATATATATCTCTAAAATAAAACTTAAATCTTTCGAGGGATCTCCAAGTCGTATGTAATGTCGGAACATCGCCTTCTTTGTTATTGTTAAATCTTCCAGAAATATTTATGATCATTTTTTCATCGCGGGGATTGGCGCCGTCTGCAATAGAACCAATCCAACTATTAGCGTTTCTGTCCACATTTCCTCTAAATATATTATCCCATCTAAATTCTACTTTGTTCGGTCCGCCAAATGTGACATTATCCCATTCTGGCAGATCAGCCGTATAACTTGAAATTAAATCGACATCGTATACAACATATCGTTCTCCGACTGATGAATCTATCAGGGCCCCAGTGATTTCATACTTTCCCCAAGGTTTTGTGTTTATCCAATTATTATCAACCATATTTTCATCTGAAGTATCGTAAATAGTTACAGTATTTCCTATAAGTCCTGAAGTGTAATAATGGGAATAATCTTTTCCATACGCTTCTCTAAAATTCAACGCAATCTTTTTGACCTGCCACCATCCACCAGAAGCATTTGTACCATCCGCCTGCAAAAGCGCATACCTACCAGATCCAATATCTACGGTTGTCGATCCAGCGGTGTCATCGGACACCTCTCCTTCTCCTACACCATTATACATTCCGTCTATTGTTGAATTTACACTTAGTTGTCTATTATCATAAGTGAAAATATTTCCATGTGAATTTAAATAATTGGTGTCCTGTCTGGTCGAAGTTGGATACCAATATCCATCAGTTTGTCCATATGCCCATCGGCCTAGTCCATCCATATTTTTAATTTTCATATTAACATTTTTAATGATTTCATATATAAGTTGGGTCCATGCAATACCCGCACCCTTTCTCACTTCGGCATCTGTGGTAATACTATATTCTCCAAACATCATCAATCCAGCTGGGTGGACCACTCTTTTAACAATTTTTCTCCATTCATCGATATATCGTCCGACTTTTACAACATATGAAAACTCCTGCCACAAATACCCATCATACAATCTATTATCATCAGACAAAAATCCCTGTTTATTTAAAAACTCGCCAGATCTAACGCAGAGTGGTCCTGTCAACACCGTTGCAGTAGCTTGTCCATCACCAAATGAAGTTAGATCAATCGTGGGTGGAGTCGTATAATCGACACCAAATCCTTCGCTTTCAGATTGATAGGAATTTCCTTTTATTCTAAAACTTTCTATTTTACCTATATTTTCTCCATGGCCCTTGAACCAAGCTCCAGATCCAAGAGACTTATAAGAATTAGTATAATCTTTGACATAACCATATGGTTTTTTCATATAATTATTTCCAGATGTAGATAAAGACACAACACTGATTTCAGCTCTGGGTTTTGATGACCAAGAAACTCGCAAAGAATTTCCATCCGGTAAAGCATAGGTAGAATATATACCATTTTCATCAGATTTTCTCAGAGAAATTTTATTAGCAGATACCGGATGATTTTCATTACGGATAATATATTCGACATCATCTTCAAGAACGCTCAAATAACTTATTTCTATGATTTCGTCTATCCCCAAATCGGGAGAAAATGTAATGCCGCTGGCCATACCACTTATAGAATTTCCAAGAGAATCCAAAGCCTGCGTCAACGCAAACTGAGCTCCCGACTGGCCAGGTTGAATTAGTTCTGAAGTGGTTGTAACTATTTCACCAGAGGCAGCAGTAGAATTTACACTTCTAGTAATTCTAGGAGTTTCGTTCATATCGAACATCATAGAAAATGCAGATTTATTTGATTCTGTCACCTTAAATTGAATTTTTAATGGTTCGGATTGTCGAATTGTTTTAACAGAAGGAATTGGATTTACATATATTGGATTCAATCCAACACCAGAGATAGAATTATCAGTACCCGTATCTTCGATAAGACCAGAGACTTCATCATATCTCTGCCCGGTTGTAAATCTGAGAGTTCCAAAGAAAGCATGATTATAATCTTCTATAGAATATGATGGGTCTTCTTTTTGTCTAGCACCCAAGTAAAAATTCTTTATTGGTTTTGAATATGTTAGAGTAACAGTATCACCTACTGATAAAGTTTTCCCCCATTGAATAGTAGTCCCGTTAGTATTTAAATTGACTTGCGGCGAGTCGGAGTATACTCTGGTAATAGATGAAGGTCCTGACATATAATTGATACCGATTTCGATAGGACTGTTTGGGTCATATGATTTTGTAATACCTGTCGTGTTTGTAGAATCAATAGTGATTGTTTCTGTATACTCTCCATATTCCGAAATATCAAAATAACTACCATCTCCAATTGCGATATAGTCTTGTCCATCGACATAAACTTTAGATTCTGTTGGTCCTAAAAATACTGCAATATGATGCCAGTCGCCAAAAGAAATAGCTGAGCTGGTTTGCGATACAGTCCCATTCCCAAATTCCAACCTACCATCTGGAAGCTGTTGTAAAAATGTTTTTTGTGCGCCGCCTACAGATTCATTTATAGAAAATATAGATGCACCATTATAAGCACCACTAATTTCAGTACCCTTTCGGAAATACCAAAAATCAATAGTAATACCATCCGTGGAATTTTTTCTAAATGTTTCGCCAATATCCGACAGTCTCATATAACCAGAATCAGTAAATATTGCATTTTCGCCAACCTGATCTATTTTTGCAGAAAATCCATTTTTAACCCATTGATGTGCTAAAACAGAACCTTTGAAAGTCAAAACTTGTCCTACATTATATCCCGTTCCGACTTTGCCCGGACTAACACTTGCGGAATAGACATCATTTATAATATCAACATCGAATTCTGCACCTTGGCCTTTGACCGAATTTGTAGAAACGTCTAAAATTTCAAATACATTTTTAGACGTACCTAATATAGAAGAAACCCCGACGATTCCACCGTTGCCATCAATATCCGAAACTTCAAAACTCAAATCATTTGCTGGCGCGTCACCACCCAAAGATGAGCCGGAGATAGCTATAGTGTCTCCCAATCCATAACCAGTACCCCTATCGGAAATACTAGGGGATTTTACTTGATATACATTACCGTTTCTTTCAACAAAAAATTTCGCCCCAGATCCTACTACCGAAGAGTTGGATGGAGTCAAGGTAAACGAAGGGTTATAATGACTGTCACTAACATCGGGGATATTTGGTGTGCCGAGAACACTAAACGAAGATATTTGTCCCACAGGAGAGATACCAGAAAAAGAAAATTCCTGTATTCTTCCAATAGGGTCGACTTGGTCTACGATAATTGTTAAGTCGTTTGTTGGAGATATACCTCCCAATAATGTGCCAGGGATTTTAAATATATCATTTACAGAATATCCAATAGAAGACGGAGAATCTGCCAATCTAACAAAAATGGATATAGGATATGGGTTTGAGGTTGGCAGATTCATACCTGTACTGACATTCCAACTAGCATTCACGCCACTAATTGATGTGGTGGTATATCCGGCAGTTGAACTAATAGGGTCCTCTTGATTAATTCCAATAAAATCGGTCCCAGACGTGACGGTATCTATTTTTATAAGAATATCATTTGTACCCGATATTCCATTTGGTCCAAGTCGACTCCCATCAATCTTCAAAACATCATTATTTAAATATTGAAATCCCAATCCAGAAGAACTAGACAGAATACTTAA